GTCGCGTTCAAATCGATAGCGGTACCCGATGCGTGGTTGGAGAGAGCGATACCACCTCGAATGGGGCGCTCTGCATATCCCCAGTCATCTCCCGGCGGGTAGTCAATGTCCTGCACATAGTGGTCGAACTGAGCTGCAACTTCGAGTAGGAGATCTCCCGGCGCGCCTTTGCGAACCGAAAGCCAAATATTGGTACCAGGAACCTGACGTCGAGATACTAGGGTCGCATCGTTAGCTGTCCAACCGTTCTGACTGATTGCCATATTGAGTTTTCCTTAGCTTGAAATAGAAAGGGGCCTTCCGGCCCCAGTCTACTACCTTTTATGAAGTTGTGTAACGGTACCTGGAGATTCAGGCTTTCTGAACTTGTAGCCTTTGACTTCTTCTGAAACTACAACTGATTCAGCATCAACAGGATCCTCGTAAGAGTAGACCAAGCCATCCTGTGTACTGAATGACTGATAGGTTCCAGGCTTTACTTGGTACCACTCGCCACCGTAGTAGATCTCGGTTACCCATTCTCGTTCAAAGTATTTACCAATCTCAGTTGGTGGATTGTCCGACGACAACTCCCTGCTCCCTAAGCCATTCTGCCGTGTTCTCATGTGCATTCCAGATCAGGTTGACGAATGCCTTGTAGAAACTTGTGTCAGCACCACACGGACATGCCATGATCTCGTGGTTCACAACCACATCAACAACTTCAGTGACGTACTCCATCAACCGACGCTTCATTTCAGAAGCATCAATACGCATAAGAGGGTCACGGAGACTTTGGACTAGGGCGTCAATAGTCTCCATCTCTTCTGTGTACTCATACCTCAGTCGGTCATCCAACTGCCAAGCAAGGTAGTCATAGACTGCTGCCATAGAGTCCAGTTCCGTTACAACCTGTCGCATCAACTATCTCTCTTTCCATGTCGTCGTGAGGGGGTGCCGTACACCTTTTCTGACTATAAGGTACTTGACGAGCTGTCGCAATGCGTCATTCCGGTGACGCATAGGGTGTGGTGGGGTTTGCAACCATCCCAGTAGGGATAGCTTTTCGTTCGTGACGTAGCGCTTTGCCTCTCCCGGTGTGAAACGATCATAGTAGGTGAGGCCAAGCTCCGAGCAAGCTAATTTAATAACTCCGATGTACTCCGCAGAGATCAACTCCACCTTGTGTCGTGAGGCTCGGACGCGCCCCTCTGCGTCCTCTTCGATGTGCTGTCGGTATGTGAATGGCTCGTAGACAATCTCTAGATCTGCGTGTCTTCTTTCCTTATTTAAGAAGTCATAAAGCTCGCGGTGATGAGGCTCCGGACCAAATTCTCCTGTCCAAAGATGGATATCTTCTAGTTCCACATTATCGGTTCTAATGAGCACAGCCTGAGCCCAACCGGTAGTACCGCCTGGGTCAAAGGCTAGAACGTTAAAGGGTCTGAGTGGTTCAGTCCTGAGGTTTAGTGGCATCTTCTACTCCATGGTTGCAGAGGCAGCCGTTTCCGATGCACTCTCCACACTCTCCAAAGAAACAACTATTGCACACTCTAGGGCTAGACATCCGCCCAACTTCTACCGATTTTACCTTCGGCAGCGAATCGAACATAGCCTTCGGTGACTTCCTCTCCAACTTCCACCATCACCCTTGCAATGAGATCGCGGACCTCTTCGGCTTCATCTTTGGGAACGTCCGCATAGATGGCATCGTGCACAAGATTCACGATGAAGACCTTGTGATCGTACGTCAATCGGCAAGCAGCTTCAAGAACAATGTCTGATGCGATACTCTGGGCATAAAACGATTTAGCTTCGTTCCGAACTGCATGTTTGTTCTGTGGAGTCACCAGGTGAAACCTACGGTGACGACCAAACGGGGTAATGAGTGCCTCTCCCCGACATGCCTTGTCTGCTGCTCCTTCTAGGAAGGAGATGATTGAGGGAATTGTCTTCTCAAAGACGTTCATATGACGCTGAGCGACACGAACATCCATATTAAATTGAGGATCGCCAGCAATACCAGCAGCGGTGCGGCCGTACGCGATACCATAGGCAAACGTCTTGACAAGAGTTCGGATACTTGGTTCGCCAGGTTTCTCTGCTGAAGAGAGTTCCTTAACAGTCTTGTCTGACATACTCGAAGGATACCGGTCAGGAAACATAGAGCGGCAAAGCTCGACAAAAAGGTCTCTTGAAGGATCGTTGAAGATGTCACGGGTCAGCTCTTCCTTTGCCAACCAAGTAAGAACTCGTAGTTCTGCTTGCGACATGTCAACACCGACGAGAATACGATCGTCAGCTCTTGCAATAAACTGTCGTTTGATCTGCTTGGCCCGCGGTATGTTTTGAGAATTAGGATTGCGCGCGGATAGGCGACCGCTAGTTGTGCCGTGGATAAGGAATGACGGGTGTACCGTACCTTCGGGAGTAGTGCGTTTCTGAAGGCCCGTGACAAACGTGCCGTCCATCTTGGAGATGCCACGGATTTCAAGTACGAGCTGAGTGGTTGCCTTGACATTGTCGGGAATCCTCGGGTCATCGAGTAGGGTCTTTAGGAAGTCAGCTTCAGTAGTCTCAACGTCTATGCCGTTGTCTTTAAAGTACTTGGTTACCTGACGGGGTGAGTCGATGTTGAGCGTGTGTGGGACTCTAAGATGTTTTCCCTTAGCCTCAGGATCACATACGATTGGAAGGCCTCTTGATAGGTCCTCACGTTCCTTAGCGTATTTTTGAGCGAGTTCTTTTGAATACTCGATATCAAATCCGAAACCGCGCGGTTCGATGAGCTGAAGCGTATTGGATACTCGGAGCATGAATCTGTAGGCATCTACAAGTCCTCGTACATTAAGTTCCTTGTTGAAGTAACTGTGCAGTAGCCTGGTTGCGTGAACATCGAATGCGTTATATTTGTGAAGAATGTCAGGAGGGATATTTCCATAGTCCGTTGGTTGTTTTCCGTCTGGACCTTTAAGATAAGGAGCAATGTCATGTTTCCAGTCAGGGGTACCCAGCAACTCCATCCCCATATATTCAAGGCCGTGTACTCCTTGGTATTCATGTAGAGCATAGGACTGAAGCATGGTATCTTCGGTTAGAGTGGGACCTTCGAAGTCCGGATACCCCAGATAAGCTCGCAGAGATCCGAGGTCAAACTTTCCGTTCTGCGCCCCTAGTGGATTAGTGGCGAGGAACTCCCTGAAGTACTCACGGAAGATTTCATCCTCAAAACAGTCCTGGGCGAAGACAAAGACATCATCTTCTCCTTCTAGACCAATGCCGACACAGAGAAGCTTCTCCATGTGGACATTGCCGTAAGAAGTGTCCTTCTCTCGGGACGTCTCGATGTCCAGGAATGCAAGCAGATCACTACCAGTCAAAGAACGGATAGTGGTGGAAGGCATGTCGTTCTTGGTGATGACGTGAATGCGAGGCTCGTACCACTTGTCAGGAAGGTTGTCCCGGGACACAGCCTTACCTATATCGCTAAGCATGTGAGGGAACTTCTCCTGGCTGCGCAGACACGCGGCTGGGTGGAACGTCGGCACCACGGAGAATTGATTCAGGAGCTTGGGACGGCCTACCCGAGCCTTCGTGATCCCAAGCTTCTTGGCCATTTCTGGGTGAACGCTTTTGAGGGCAGAGTTCCCCATTGGAATGACAGTAGTTACACCGGCTTGCTGTAGTTCCTCGTGTAGTCTTGGCTTGCAGCATTCGATCGCCTCATCAGGCAGTTTCTTCATTGAGTCTGGGTAGTGACAGAGGGTTGCGTTTCCGAGGAAGACCTCTTCTCGATCGACGCCATATGAGTTGAGAACTGCGTTGAGGAGCTTGCCCGATGGGCCGATGAAGACTTCTTGCTTAGCAATTTCATAACGTCCCGGAGCTTCACCAATGAAAGCAAGTACGTTAGACTTACTGCTGCTGTCACTGCGGATAGTAGGAAAACTACTCGGGACCATACGTCCATGAACACGGAGAGGACACTCCTCACATTTAGCTGTAGGGTGTTTCCTTTCTAAAGCGCCCGATGGGGACGGATAGAGTGTCGTCGATCGGCCGAGGTTCATTCTCGACGATCCAGTATTCAACCCGTTCTCTCGAAGACTTATTGCCATTGGGCATTATCCCCTTACGAACACTAATTTTGATTTGGCCGCGTTGGACCATAGTTGTTTCCACGTCTGCTAAATCTCTAGATCTGACATGGAACATTCTCATCATTTCGGTTCGGGTGACGGTCTTGTTCTTGTTGTGCTGTGCTTTGATATAAGCTAGAATTTTGTCCGCTTTCTTCTCCCAAGGGTTAATGTCTGGAGCTTGTTCTACACCATGCGCGAAATCGGTAGCAGATTCGAGGAAGATATCTCCCAAGCGAATGGCCTGACAGACATCATCACGTTCTATGGTGAGAGAATTCCGTGCTCCTGCCAGTAGCATAGCGATCTTAATGATCGAGTCGGAAAGACGGATATACATCGGGGTATAGATGTTGGGATCAGTGGAGTTTTCGCCTAGCTTGAAAGCGTCATAACTAAGGTCTCTGATACGATCCCACGCTTCAGGAGTAGCGTGCATTTCCCGTTCAGTCTGTTTCACAGTCCGCTGAGTGGTCGTGCCTCCCAGAGTGATAGTCTTGACTGTTGGCCGGGGCTGCCAGAAGTTCACGATCCCGTACAACTCTTCGAGGATCTGAGCCTTGACGTCTTCCGTAGGGTCCACTTCGGGCGGAGGTCCAATCGGTCTCAGTTGTTCACTACTCGTGGTGCCCGACACGATAATGAACCGTGGAAGGAAGCCACTACGAATGTGCTCGATAGTGACTACCTCTTGCATTTGCGTCTTGATTCCACCACACCAGATGATCAGGCGTGGTTTCTTTACATCAATGGTACCGGTGCGGAGTGTTCTCTTCTCCTGTCGACAGTCATAAAGAGAGGTCAGAGACTGGAGAAGACCAGCCATGTAGTCTTTTTTGACTGTGGCCTCAATGAATCCAGTGATCTCATCACGGTGGAAGATTGAGGTCTTCCCGTCTCGTTGCTGTAGCTCGGTAAGAATGCCCTCTTGAGATCCATCAGTGCCCATGAGGAAATCATCAGAAGATAGTACTTCGCCCAATGTGGACATAGCAAGGTCCATAGATGTGGACTTGCGAGTAACAGTAGTTCCAGCGAGTATCATCGCCCAGATATTAGGACGGATCTTGGTGTGTTGTGCTGGTAGGGTAACGAAGGGGCACATAATGGCAGACAGAATGACAGCTCCACCAGCTATGTGATACTGTCGGGGTGCATCTGTCCGAGACCAACCGTACTCTACATATCGATCGATGAAGGTTTCCTCAGGTTCACTGTCTCCTGCTCTCTTGAAAGTTATGCGACTCATGAACCTCAGTCCTCATTAAGACCACTGGCCCCCACCCAACAGGATGGGAGCCAGTAGCCCTACTCATAAAAAATTACTCCTCATTGTCGACAAGGAAGCGGGAGATCTCGTTCTTCGGCCCGTATTCCTTGGTCGGGTCGTTCTTGTCCTTGCGAGCGCCGACAGAGCGGAGCTTGGCCTTGAGCTTGAGACCGATCAGCTCGTCCCACTCCCAGTCCAGAGGCTTGCCCTCTTCCATATCGACACCAAATGCCTGAAGCATCTTCTTAGTGACCGGAAGAGACTTCTCATCGTACAGAGCATTGAAGTAGATTGTACGACCGTTGTACTTCTCCAGATCACCGTCACAGTCAGTGATCTCGAACTTCAGCTTGGACATGTCAGAACCAGGATTCTTGCCACCCTTGGTGACAGTGTCCTCAGCCTCAATAAGCTGGAGGATGTAGTCACCCGCAGGAGCAGGAGTCCACTCTTCAGGCTCACCAACGTCAGTGAAGTCAACACTAGGCATTTAGATCAGATCTTCTTTCCGATTTTGAGGTTCCCAGTTGGCTTGTTTGTGTCCTCAGCGGACTTGACCAGCGCACCTGACCAGTACTGGTGGATCAGAGGCATAGTCGGATTGTCAAGCTTGAACGGTAGCTTTCGGGTGCGATCCTTAGCGACAACATCGCCGCTCAGTCCCGTCTGCAAAGAGCGAACACCAGATCGGTCAACAGAGAGTCGGTAGACATCATTGACCATGCCTGGCATTTCACCGGCAAGCTTGTTCGTGAAAGCAGGAGTCCACTTGTGGCGCGACTCCGACTTGTCAATATCTAGCTCCCACGCTACAAGGATAACGTAGCAGGGAAGCTCTCGGAAAGCGCGGATAAGCTTCCGCATCTGTTCCGATGACTGGTTCCATCCTCCATTGGCAAAGGTTGCCATAGCAAACTCAGTGAAGTTGATACCCTGAGCTGCCAGCTTTTCAGCCTGGAAGATGTGCTCCATCCCCTTCTTCTGACCCTCAGTCAGATTGTCGAGGATGATTGTCTTGTATCCTGCACAAGTCTGCGCATTGAAATCCTGCCCTCTATACAGCTCGTTGTAGACTTCCTGAAGCTGCTTGAATCGAGAGATGTCAATGATCTCAAGGTCAGGATAGATGTCAGTGATGCTCTGAGTACCGTTCTCAATGTTGAGATGGAGGACAGGGTTCATCTCAGGTACTTCTACGCTAGAAGCAGCAAGAGTAGTCTTCCCAACTCCAGACCCTCCGTAAATACAAACGCTAGGAAGAGATCGATCGTCACTCGCACGACGTACCTTTAGTCCACCGAGTTTCCCTGGAGTCAGAGTCATTGTCATGTGATATCGAAGTCTCCTGCCTTTACTCCGTCAATGAACGACTGCCACTCTTCAGGAAGGAAGGAGAGAACAGGACCATTATTCTCCTTCGAGTCACGAACGTCAATGGCAACAATGGGACCATCAACATGACTGGTCACCATCTGAACTTCTACACATATCGGGCTATCTGTCTTGCAGAGAGAACTCTTACGCCACATCTACTTCACCTTTACAAATGGATCGCTACGAAGAGAATGCTCAAAGTCTTCACCATTTGTTTTGGCGAGACAAGGAGTGTAGTAGGCACATCCAGAGCAGGAGAAGTGTCCTGCGTTCGGGTAGATCGTCAGATCTTGAGAGATCATGTCTCGTGCGATCTGATAGATCGTAGTGCCAGCAGACTTTAAGTTTTCTTTAGTCTTGATAATTGTGAATCTACGATGAAATACTGGTGCGTCATTGCTCTTCAGGAAAGCGATGTACTCATCGTACGCACCTGAATCGTAGGCTGCACGGTCAAACCGCTGCACCGTTTGGGTGAAAGTTTGGAGGTCCGTCGCCGCTGCCTTGTCCGTACTGAAATGCTTACCTTTATAGCTGCGGCTCAACATCTTGGGCGTACGAGGGTAATCCTTGCGGTACTCAACGTACAAGAACCCTCGAATGTCAATACCTAAAATTGATGATGCAGCCCAGGTGTAGCCGTTCACCTGAGGGTCGAGTAGTAGGAGCCTATCGTCTTTTCTGATCTGACTGGCAGATTTGTGATCCCAAATGAAATAGCCGCCATTGTAAAGGTCTTGCATGATGGCGTCGATCCGACCATCAAAAGTGACTACGGCGCCGTACGGGTGGACCTGTCCACAGGTGCGTAGACACTCATCCTCAGTAACATTAATACCTTCACCAGCATATTGAATGGGTGGAGCCATACAACGTAGAGGTTGACCGGTAGAAGGGTCAACAATGGGAACTTGGAACGGAACTTCTACCATTACCGGACGGAACCAGTGGTCTTCTTTGGGATGGACGTTGAGGCCGTACCACTCAAGCATACCAATGCCGAGGTCGATACGCTCTGTGTAATCGTCTCCATCAGCCTCTAGGAGCTTGGTCTGTCCGGTTTGCTTGAGGTAGTTTGCGCGCTGCTCTTCACAAGAGTTAATGAATGCATCTATAGCGATGCGTGTCTTCTCTTCAGGAGAAGTCTGGTCCCATGTCTCCGGATCATAGAACTTCTC